TAAAAAAAAAAATTCACATTATCAATTCAGACGATGGTAGCCTTTATAACTTCTCTTATAAGTTTGATAGGGATGTGGTATGCGCTCCAAGCAGATATACAATCTAATGTATTTAAAATTGATACCCTTGAAAAAGAAGTGGAAAGACTAAGAAATGAAAAAGGGGATTAGTGAAGATGCTCAGATACATATTTCAATTGCCTTTCTTATTAAAGCGATGGTGGCAGTCGGTATTGTTGTTGGTGGATGGTATCAGGCTCAGATGAAATTTGTAAGTATAGAAGCAAGGCTTAATGATATGCACGATGAAATAGTAGTACTCAATTCAAAGGTCAGTTCTATGGAGCAGGAACATATTCAAGAATTGGAGCATCATGCCGAAGAGTTGGAAATTGAAAATAAGAGCTTAATGCAGAAACTTGGATTAAAGAAGCCATAATGAAAGATTTCTTTAAAGGATTATCTTGGGTTGTGCTTATGCTTATTTTGATAATTATAATTGGAGTTCTTGGACAATTAAATAGTTAGGGATGATTGATACATTGAAAACGGTAGGAAATGGCGTCGTAGGCGTCGGTGTATGGTGGGTTAATTTGCCTATGATATTGCAGATGTGCGTATCGGTGGCGACCTTGGTATACATCATACTCAAAATTAAAAACGAAATACAGAAGTCGAAGAACTGATATGCCTTTATATCAATACAAATGCAAAGATTGTGAATCTTACATAGACAATTACCAGAATAGGATGGTGAGGGTATCGGAAGATTCATTTGTAGGCAGTAGCTGTCCACTGTGTCATGACGGTGAGTTGGAAAGAGTTGTGACACTGCCTCATGCTATTGTAAGGGGAGGCGGAGATTGGGCTACTGCAATTAGAAAGGATCAGGTTGATTTTTCCAATATTAGCATGGAAGACAGCCTTGATCGTATGAGCTCAAATAAAAATAGAAGGAGTTAATATGAGTGGTGTAGTTAGTTATGTCATGGAGAACTATATGCAAATGCTTACAGCCGTTGGAGGTATTGTAGGCGGGTTTGCTGTTATAGCTTCAATGACGCCAAATAAAAGCGACGATAGGATTGTCCAGACGATTCTGGACATGGTGAATTTCCTAGGCGCCAATTTTGGAAAAGCAAAAAACGGAGGATAAAATGGCGAAAGTCAAATTAAACGCCTGGGCAAATAAAATGCTTAAAAAGGTTATTTCCCAAGTGATGAAAAAGGTCGGTGTCACAGCAACTATGTTGTTTGTACTTGAAATGGTTGCAGATATGACAGAGACGAAGGCAGACGATAAGATTGTTGAACAACTTAAAAAGGCGCTTGATTCTGAATAATGCCCCGTGGTATTGCAACACTTAGAGACTTTTCTGGGGGTGTAAACACCCAGTTTAATCCTAGGGATATACAGGACAACCAACTCGGTTACGCACAGGATATTATGGGTGATCGGGTTGGGTCAGTCCGTACTATGGGCAATGGGAGCGGTACGCCTAGGCAGGTGAACAATTCTGCATCGGCAAAGTCTATCGCAACCTTAGCTTCTACTGACATTGCAAATTCTGCTGGGTATGGGTTTAAACACTTTGAATTGGATTGGACTGAAGGCGGAGGCAATACTGGTGAACATTACCTTGCTGTGGTTGATGAGAGCGGAGAACTGAATCTCTGGGATTATACCAATAATGATTGGGCAGTTCCCAGTGGCGCAGATATTCATGGTAGTGAAGTAGACTGTAAGCCTATCATAACTGCGATAAACAATGGAATTAGAATAGCTGATACTAATTTAACAAATTCGAGCCAAATCAAGTATTATATGTATGTTAAGAGAAGCCAGCTCGGTAGAGATAGATCTGCTTTTTATGTTGGCAATAATACACTCCCAGCTCCAACTGCTGGAAATTTAGTTGGCTCTGCTACTTATACTGACGGTTCTATAAATTTTGAAATAGACTCTCAAACTGCTGGTAATGGCACTTGGACAAGAGATGATTATGCCTTTGCATATACATTTGTGTATGACGGCAATCAGGAGTCTGCACCATATATAGTAAGTTCGGCTTTAGCTGTTGCCGATGTCAATGAAGATAGACCGTGGAAGGTGACGGTATATGCAGCTAATGCCACTGCAGCAACAGATTATGATGCAAGGATTACTGGGGCTAGAATATATTGGAAGTATTATGATACTACCGCAAGTAGAATTGAACAGGGAGAGTGGAATCTTTTAGTAGATGTAGATTTAACAGGAACATCAGCGGATGACCATGCATACGGAATTAGATCAAAACTTGGTGATAAATTCGCAGATTGGAGTGTAAGTAGCAACGACGCAAATGCTATTATAATAGTACGAGATCCACCCATTGATACATATGCCACTTTAAATGGCTACCGAAGCAGTGATGGCGCTTTGGTTATAGGAAATGCAAGTGATGGGTACAAGTCAGCTATTTTTACCAATCGAAGAATGTTTGTTGCCAATGTGAAAATGACAGGAGCCGATGGTGTGCAGACGCAGGAAGCGGATAGAATCATGTATTCTCCAGTCAATAAGCCTGATATATTCCCAGGGAGTCAATTCATTGATGTGGTCAAGGGAGATGCGGAGCCCTATATTAAACTTGAAGCTGTTGGTGATAGGCTGTTTGCTTTTAAAGGCGATAACTTATTTATAATAAACATTTCTAATCCAAGCCCTGCGGGGTGGTACTTGGAAGCTACCCATAGAGGTATGGGCGTCCTGCATCCTGCCGCTGTGTTCAAAGCCGACTTTGGACTTATATGGGTTAATCCTAATGGTCTTTTCATATATCAGGAAGGCGGAGGGGTGGCAGAACTGTCAGAGGGCAAGGTTCTCAATGGATATGGCACGGATGATTATGGTTTTAACGCTTGGGGAAAATTGATCACAGCCAACTCAATTGTTGGATACTCACAGAAAGATAAAGAGATAATCGTTAATATAGATTGTAGTAGTGCAACAAACGATACAACCTTTGGAGGCAATGGAGCTGATGTGGTCGTATATGATATGGAAACTCAATCGTTCTGGTTTGGCAAAAACAGACTTACCAGTGGAGGGATAGCCTCTAACTTTGAGTATGATTGGAATGGAGACTTGATATATGCTTCAGAGACATCAGATACCGTAACAATAAGATCGTGGCAATCCGACAGCCAGACATCTACTGGAGTTTTATTTACCACAAAGGACATTGATTTCGGGAGCCCAAGTAAAAAGAAAAAGATTTATGATGTATATATAACATATAAGCATTCAGACAGTAATACAGTATCCAGCTTCCTTAGTTACTCCACTAACGGAGGTACAAGTTTTGTAACGGTTGATGGTGACAATTCTACTGCGATTGCAAACAACACATTAGATCAGGCAACAAGCTGGGAGATACACAAGTTTACTTTCACTACGCCTGTTGAATGCCAGAGCATAACATTAAGATTTAACGGGCCAACTAGTAATGCCAGTAAGATTAATATTAATGACATATCAATTGAATATAGGGAACTATATGGAAGGGTGCCTGCGACCTAATGCCTTTTCTTAAAATAGACACCTCAGGTATGAACGCCAGATATGGCAGGACAAAGGTAGCGCCTGAAAAGTCCCGTCAGGTTACGGAATTTAATACTCCTAGCAAGAACAGGGCACCAGATATACCAAAAACAGAAGCTAAAGAGGGAGATATTCTAAGTTTTTTTGACGATGGCAAGGGAAAGGTGTTAACATCTTTTGATGGCGGATACCAATCTTCTATGACCTCTAAGGTTTCTGATATGAACAGAGTCGATCTTGGATTTGATCCTATTTCAATTGAAGCAGGTAAGGGATCTAGGATATCATTTAGAGGGGTAATTCAAGCTGGTTTAGTGGGGCAGAATATTATTACTATTACATCTGGCAATAAAACTCAGTATATACCAGACGGCACTAAGGAGCTCTATCTTGATGGTAGTCAAGGAGGAGAGGTTGGATCGTTTATTCGTGCTAATACGGCTTGCGAAATCAATACGATTATTATTGATGACCATGGTGGTTTTGATGCTGCTATTGTAATCCTTGAATCTGGCAGTGCGAATTGGACATTTGAAATGGGAACATCATCTGCTCAGAACAATGATCTTGTTATGGATTCTGATGATTTATTTTATGCAGAACTTTCAAGTAATGATATGACAATCACGACTGGAGCGAGAGCAATGTTTACCAGAAGTTCCAATGATTGGAAACTACATTCTCTTTCAAGCCTAGACGGCATTATAATGCAGACTGGAACGCTTCAGCCCATTGCAGATGACACTTATGATTTAGGGGCGTCTACTAAGCAATGGAGAAATGGTTATTTTGATGGAACATT